ATTTGTACAACACCCTTTGGACGTACTTGTGGAGTCCATGCAAGTGGACTTGTAGTATCAAGATATACTGGAGGCTTAAGAACAACACTCTGTCGATGAAATGGTACAGCCTTCAACTTAAGACTATGATTGGCATAAAGTATAAAATCGGTAGCAGCCAATGTAGTCGTTGCAACATCGTTAGCTTTTTGTACCAATTCACCATGCCATGAAATAGCAGCCATTTTAGACCAATTACGCAAATGATAGATATCATTCGTATCATTATTAGTTTGTAACCACTGCTTATCAAACTCCTTATAGCCGGTATTCAATTTAAATTTAAACCATCCTCCTGGAGGAACTCTGAGATTAATAGTCTTAACAACCTTGAAATGACTAGTCGCATTATTACTCATAAAGAAAGTAAATTGAGGATATGCATAGTAATTTCCAATATAACTTCCACCAGGTAAAGAACTGTTAGAATTCAAGATAGAACTTCCACTATTAGTGCTTGTACCAGAATCAACAGTAAGATGATTTGTAATAGACGGATTATTAGAGAGTTGGTAATCACGTCTAAACTTAATAATATGAATCGTCATAATCATCGTAGTATTCGCTACATTCTGACCAATATAATTCGCAACATGTTTAAACTTAAACTTCTTAGATGCAAATTGTTGAAAACTTAAATTCGCAGAAGTACCAGTAGCACCGGTATCATATATATTACTTTGACCAGGTAAATAATCTTTATAAGTATATGCATCAGAAGTACTTCCAATAGTATCAGACCACCACGTTTTAGAACCAAAGGTGCCAGTACCATTATAAGTTCTACAATATTTAATAGGAACAGTAGGTAAAAGACTTTTTAACATTTTTGAAATCATTCCTCCTCTACTACGCTTTCTTCTATAAATTCCACGTCTCTTGCTTTTATAACGAAGATAACGAGGGCGACGACGACCGAGACCGCGACGACGCAGTCTACGACGAAACCTACCTCCATTTCTTCTTCTTTTAAACATTCTACCACTTTATATATCTACGTAATCCACTAGGACTCGAAATATACCGTGTCTTTTTTAATATATTATTCCTATGCTTCTTACGCCAGAGAAACTTCCGAAATGACCGTTGCAATTTTGAAGCATAGTAACTTCTCTTTTTATAATATCTATTTCGTGCTTTAGCACGTAGCTTTTTTGCATATGCAATTCTCCATCTTCTTTTAGCTTCTTGAGCGATCCTTAGCCTACTAGATCTGGGGAGCCTAGAGAACCTTCTACGCTTTAACAATCTATCAACATTATTATTAAAATAAAATAATAGATTTCCTTTAAGTGATTGCTTAGATTCTTCTGATAATCTTAGTCTTTTACGACTACGAGTTGGAGCTTGGGGGACAGTGACGCGCCTTACTTTAGGTGGGGTACGGAGCTCGTCATCACCATACATAGGGTCGTCACAGACGCCACATTGTTCCATTGCACCATAATTCTTGGTGTCACAATAGCCACATGTCCAATCAAAGGGTCGCTTCATACTTCTACGCTCCTGTTGACTACGAGGTCCACTGTGAAAATATTTACCAAACGTACTAACTAGTCCACTGTTAATTTTACTCTGAAGAGATCCTATTTTTGCATTACAAGACACAAATTCACGATCAGCTTGTACAAAATCCTGGGGAGTTACACCCATATGGTAAGCACAATCATGGTCTTTGCAACATTGCTCCTCAGCAGACCTTGCAGTAGCATAACCACAAACACTTGACTGCCATTTACCGTCCGAAATATAGGGACCACAGAAATCCCTATGCTCCATGACGCCAGAAAAAAAGAATGTAAGATGTCGGGTTTGAACCGGTGACAATGCACTATACAGTACTAAATCAACGTTCAAGACGGATGGGCCACACAGAACAAACCGACAAGATCCAAAGGTCGGGTGGGCTATTTATACAGGATGGGTGTGTAAAACAGAAAGTTGTATAATAAATACACACACAAGACGGGTGGGACGACGGATGGGCTGCCACGTCCGACGTGACACGTGGCAGGGTAGTCACGTCAAAATCGACGTGAAAGACATAACCCATAGTTAATATACTACGGGTAGTGGAGTCAGAGGTGCCGGGTAATACTATAGCCGGCACCTCCGGGTAGTTCGACTTCTGGACAACTCCTCATTCTCAAATTTTCCAGACAGCAACAACATCCATACAAAATGCCTACTTGTCCATCTTGCCAACATAAGTGGGAAATCATCGATCTCACTGAACCTGATACTGTCGACTTAACAACTGAACCTGATTCTCTTGAAGTTAATGCCAACAATTCAAGGGAGGTATTGGTGTTGGACTCTCAACAATCCAACAGCGGAAGAGGAAGAACACCTTCCAGTAGTCCAATTATTGAACCCGCAAATCCAGTATCTCGTATACCAGAAAGAGGTTGGACAGTCGGGGACTTGCCATCTGCAGGGATACGTAGAGTTCAATTCCCGAGTGACTCTGAGGCAAGCGAAGAATCTGATATCGAACAGGTGTCACATAGAACGCCGCGCAGGGAACGCTACTCAGGCCAGAGATTATTGCATGAAAGACGATGGGCGCCTCGAAGGACCATGGGAATACGGAGAATTTTCCGCTACAACACCAGCAACAACAGCAGGAGAACGTACAGACCTTATTACCGTCAAGGAACGTATTAAGGCCGGAGCATCCGAACAACAGATTGCAGACGAATTTTTCTCTTCATGGGTTAGATATCACTCTGCGTTCCGTCGTTACAGACTCTTATGTTTCAATCACCGTGACTGGAAGACGAGGACAGTCGTACTCGTGGGTCCGCCTGGAACAGGAAAATCCAGATGGTGTATGGATAACTACAAGGAGGCGTACTGGAAACAACGATCTAACTGGTGGGACTCATACGAGGGTCACGAGACCGTTATTCTAGACGACTTCTATGGTTGGATTCCATATGACACATTATTACGATTATGTGATCGTTATCCACTTATGGTAGAAACAAAAGGAGGTCAATCAACTTTTTTAGCTAAGAATATAATTTTTACGTCAAACAATACACCAGCACAATGGTATAAAAATATCAATCTTAATGCATTTATTAGAAGAGTAGATTTATGGATTTATTTAGGTTTAGGAGGATTAAAAGTAGAAACAGAAAAATATGAAGATTTTTGTAACGCAGTAGATAGAAACTTTTTAACTACATCTTTTACAATAAACTAAGGTCCTTTATCCTGAGCATTAGTACTTGTTGTTGTAATTTGTACAACACCCTTTGGACGTACTTGTGGAGTCCATGCAAGTGGACTTGTAGTATCAAGATATACTGGAGGCTTAAGAACAACACTCT